GGTAGCTGATCCCTCCCGCCTGCCCATTCCATATCCCCACGCTTCGCCCCGGCATTGTGCAGCGGGTAGACCACGCCGACAGGCTCGGGATTCTGTGGCAGGAAAAGCGGCTCAAACTCGATCAGCGGCTCGTGGTACAGCTGTCCGTCTTCAGTCAGCCCGGCAAGCAAAGCCATAGAGCCGAGCAGGTATGTCAGCCGCTCAAAGTGTGGCATGATCTCGTCAAGGTTCTCAAGCCGCTCAAGGTAGCGATCATCTGCCACCCGAGAAGGTGTGTCACGATACACGCCAGCTCTCGCGTCGATGATCTTCCCAGCCACCGCCTGCACGCTGAACGGAACCTGCCTATCCACGCCAGCAGGGAAGTATCGCGCCACATCCTGATGCAGCTCGACGCCCCGGTACTGATCGACAGCCCGCCAGCGCTGCGCCTGCTTGCGAGACTCTGATCCGCCGCCAGTGCCCGCGTAATTCCTGAACGCGCCTGCAATCAGTTCCGGTGTTGGTAGCGCGATGATCATTTTCAGCCTCCAAAGCGAGAATGGCGGACAACCTGCCGCCTGTGGATCGGGTACATATATTCGATGGCGTAACTCGCAGCATCCAGCGCGTGCGGGTCACGGTTCGCCTTGTCAATCCGGCCATCGACCGTGCGCTTTGTGCGCTCGCAATCGTCGATCAGGTGCTTGCACGCCGGGTCAATTGTCATGTGAACATTGCCGTCAGCGTCCTGGAGCATCCGGTTCCAGCTGTTCAGGCGATCAACCTGTTCCGGCGCAGCCTTCCGGCCCTCGACACGAAAACCGTGATCTGTCAGAATCTGATAGTCCGATTTAGGGCCGCGCACACTTCGGCTTGCGCCACTCGGATCGGGAAAGATTCTCGTGACCTGTGGGTACTTTTCCCGCAGCATCCGCGCCATCATAGCCGTGTGAGCGTTGGTCGGGATCACGAGCTCATCATAGTAATGCACACGGTCAGCCGCAAGCTCACCGCCGATCACGGCCACCATCGGCTCGACGTTGAAGTCGAGGCCAATCCAAGACTGCGGGCCGGACGGCATCGTGTCGGTTTTCAGCACATGACGCGCCCTGTCGAAGTTCCAGGCCGCCCGGTTCCCGCCAGTCTCGAAGCTCGCCTCGTATTCCTGTGCGTACAGGATCGGATCCATGTCCCTCCGGGCCGCATCGACCTCGGCAGGATCAACGAAGGGCGAGTCTTTTGTCTTATACAGCCAGCTCGACCAGTCGCCATCATCAGGGTCTTGACCGAGCCTGAAAAAGTCATACATCCGATCATAGCCGCGCGGGCTCGACGTAAACAGCGCGGGGCCTTTCGATTGCGTCAGCATCGGACGAATCACGAGCTGCCACATTTCCTGCTTGCGCCACAGTGCGAACTCATCCAGCCACACACGCGACAAGCCGACACCCGGCAAGCCGTCGGGATTATCGGCACCATGTAGCTGGATCGCGCCACCGTTCGGCAGGGTCATCTTCAGCTCGCTGACAGACAGCTGCGCGCCCTGAATCTGGCGGCTCATCCAGACCAGCAGCGGCCAGACGTTGCGCTTCGCCTGCACCCTGAATGGCGATATGTGCCAGCGCAGCTCGCCTGGTTGCATCGGTTCCGAACATAGCCAAAAGAACCCGGCATGGGTCTTGCCCCATCGCCGCCCAGTGACCAGCGCTTTGAACCGCGCCGGATCGGACACGACTTGCCTAATCTGCGGAGTCAGCTGGATCATCGAACTCTAAAATCTTGATTGGCTCGCTGATGGTCTGCTCGACCACATGGGCGTTGGGAACCCTGCCGTCGAGCCGCTCGAACACAAGCTCAGCCGCCCACCTTTCGCCTTCCAGCGCAAGCTCGACGATTTTCTCGACATACAGCTCGGCGTTCAGTTTTCCCGTTTCCGGGTCAACAGACTCCATCTTTGCGCGCAATAATGGCGTGATCAGCTTTGCGCCCGGCTTCCTTCCCGGGCCACCAGAGCTTCCTTTCGCGAAGGTTCCATCTGGATTGCGCTCAGCCACTCAACCTCCAATCATTTCCCGTCTATATTCGGTGCCTGAACTATGCCTTTTCGCCGCATGAAAGTCAATAGGGGCCGAAGCCCCCAAGTCAGAATGGTAGATCTGCATTCGTTTCAACGCCCTGTAAGGCTTCCGGCTTCGCAGGCTGCTCAGGATACCGGAGCCTGTCCGCGAGTCGCTCTACGTCGCTGTCAGGGGCATTCACGGGCATCCCAGCCTTCGGGGCCAGCAGGAGCAGTCCGTATGCGTTCGCGTTCAGCTTCCAGCTCTCTCGCTTCTGGCCGTCCTTCTCCCACCGGTCGCACTGCATCCGGCCCTTGACTGCCACGCCAGCACCCTTGACGAGCGCGGCTTTCTGGTTGTCATACGGCTCCCAGAGCGTCACGCGGAACCAGTCGGTTTCCTTGTCCTTGCCTCGGCTTACGGCCACGCTGAACTCGGCGATCTGCTTGCTCCCAGCCTGCCGGAACTCGGCGTCGCTTCCGATGTGTCCTGCGATCCTGATTTCATTTTCGTACGGCATATTCCAGCCTCCTATTTGATTTTGCTCCGCTTGAACGTCAAAAAGTCAGCGGCAAGTTCTGTGTCTGTGAATACCTGGACGAGCGCTGTCTCGCGCTTAGCGTCCGGGTCGATGATCGTCGCCACGCTGGGGCTGATCTGCTGCGGGATCATGCCGTGTGCTTGCGGGTAGTCGTCTGCGATCTTATAGCTGCCGACCTGGATGCAATGGCTGATCAGTCCGCTCGACGGATCGACAACCTGCTGATAGCCAGAAATGTGCCGATGGCCTGCAAGCAGGATGTTGTCACGATAGCCCATCGTTGCGGCTTTGCTGATACTGTGCGCCGTGTTCCATTGGCTGTGACCCTTGAACTGGTGGTGCGCGCGCATCGTGACCTTGCGCTTGTTCGGGAAGGTTAGGGCCATCCGCGCCTGATGCGGCTTGTAGATTCCGCTCGCAGACTGCATGAACCAGCGCAGCGGATCGGTTGCGCCGCTCCACATATCATGGTTGCCGCCGATCATGTAGACCATGTGTTCCGACAGCTGCTCAATGAACCACTGGGCCAGCAGGACAGCCTGTCGTGCTGTGGTCGTTTGGTCGGCAAACAGCCGCGCCAGCCTGCCCACCCAGTTATTCGTCGTGTCGCCCAGGTTGCCGCAGAGCATCCCGTCCGTCTGCTTGACGATCGCCATGTCCCGCTCGAGCGCTTTCAGGTCGGTGCCGTCATCGTCGATGTGTGGATCGCCAAAATGCAGGATGCCGACGGGGCCTTGCAGCTTGATCTGGATGTCAACCGACCGCTGCTGATGTGCGCCCAGCTTCCGCTCGGTCACTTTGCGTTTGTAGGTCAAGATGTCGTCGATGTCAAGCTCGCCGTCTGTCAGCTGGTCTGCCTTAAAGCTCGGACTGTACTCTTCCAGCTCTTTCAGCCAGCGCTTGATGGTGGTTCTCGGAATGTCAAGCTCTCGACTGATTGCCCGGCGTGACATTCCGTTGTCGATCATCTCACGCAAAAGATTTAGGTCTTTGTCGCTTCTCATCTGCCCCCCGTTTTTTCGGAATATATAGCGAAGGTGTTACAAATCAAAGACCTTCCGACCGATGGCCTCAGCTGCTTGACGCGATCAGAACTTCAGGCATCTTGCGCACATCAAATGCCATGAAGTGCGTTCCATCGCCGTTGCTTTGGCTTTGTGCAAGGTGTTCCCATCCATCCCTGTATCCTTCCCCAAGCAGCTTCTTGCGCCATTTGTGTAGGTCGATCAGCATCCAACGCTTGAGCTTGCCTGTTTGTTCTTGATCCGCGTGCCCGTAAAACATCCAGTCGCCCCAACCTTCCAGCATTTTCGCAAGTTCTGTCTTTGCCCCGTTGTCATGCTTGCTTCGGATTGTGAAGTCATAAGGATAGCGGGCTGCGTAGTTTGAACGCCTTACGCGGGCTGCAATCCGCATATCTCGACCAGTTAGCACCATCAGGTCAGTTGCCTGCTTTACATCGTACTCGAAAAGCGCAGGCTGGATCAGGTGCGGCGCAATAATCTGCACAATAGCAGGCAGATACTGATCAGACCATCTCCTGTTTTCTTTGTAGGTCATGCGGCCTCCTCAAAACTTGTCAGTTTCGTTTCCGTATTGATCAAAGCCAT